CGGGATATACCAATCCTGATGATGAAAAACAATTTAATCCAACCAACGAGGAACTTGCTACAAATATAAGTAGGGGCTTCCTATTACTAGCTAGGCTAAATCCAACTCTATTTAAAATACTAGTAGTGCGCGAAGATTATTTACAATAAATACACAATGAAGTCTGAAATTATAAAAAACATCGCAGACAAGCTTGATATGGAACTCTATATCAGTCTATGCGACAATCTAACTTTGATAGACAAACATCAAATTGATCATGAGATGGAGCGGCAATCTTCTATTTATGCGTACTATGCTGGAGCCATGGTACTTGTAAAACAGAAGATGGACTCCGTTGAAGTACAAGTAGAACAAAAGTCCGCTCAGGTCAGGCTGGCTGCTGTGGATGGTGCTGACAAGAAGATAACAGATAAAAACTTGGAAGCCATCGTTGCAGCAGACCCTGAGATTTTTGCACTTAAGCAAGACTATAACAACCTCACCACTCGGTACTCCCTCTTGAAGTCGCTAGTGACTGCTCTCGACCACAAGAAGGATATGCTAATTCAACTGTCTAGTAACCAAAGAGCAGAAACTAAGCTTTACGCTAAATAACGGAGAAACAACATGGCAAAAGTAGATCTCGATGCGCTTCGCAAGAAGCATGAACAACTCCAGTCTGGAAAGGCTGCTGGCGGCGGACAAGACTTCCTCAAGAACTTTGTCCAGCTAGAAGAAGGCACAACCACCCTTCGCATTCTTCCCTCCAAGGAAGGCGATGATCGGTGGTTCTATGCCGAAACCAAGATTCACCGGATTGGGGAAGGTGAGAATGTAAAGAACTTCCATTGCCGCAAGATCCACAATGAGAAGTGCCCCTTGTGTGATGCCTACTATAAGTTGTGGGATTACAGCAAGAAAACTGGTAAGGATGGCAAGGATCAATACGCGACTCTTGCTCGTCAAATCAAGCCCCGTGAACGCTACTATCTCAATGTAGCCGTCCGTCCGGCTAATGATGTTAAGATTTTGTCGATTGGTCAAATCGTATTCAAGAAGATCCTCAATACCATGATGGATCCTGACTACGGCGATATCACCGATTTGAAGAGCGGTTATGATTTCAAGATCGTCAAGGAAATGGATGGCGGTTTCCCGAAGTACGATCAATCGTCCCCTCGTCCCAAGTCTAGTTCTGCTGGCACAGGACAAGAAATTGCTGGATTCATGGAATCTCTCCATGATATCCATAGCCTAGTCAAACTTGAGGATTTTGAAGAGATGCGTAAGAGCGCAGAGATCCTCTTGTCCGAGATTGGCATTGCTAGTCTCTCTCCCAAGGTCATGACCTCTGACGAGGATAGTGGCCCTGAGTCTAATTATCTAAATAAACTGAAAGGATGATATGATTAGAAATCTTATAGTTGCCTGCATGCTAGCCCTCGGGTTAGCTTCTTGTCCGGGAACAGGTGCCATGGAAGGCACCGAACCCATAGCTCCGCTAGTTATTACTGAAACTAGCAATGTCACGCCTGAGTCTTTGCAAGCAAAGCAATCGGTTGTAATTCCGATTGAAACTTTGGGTGGGGATGTAGGAGATGCACTTAAGGCTGAGTTTGCTGCACGAGGAACCCAGCCCGTTATCACTACATCAGATCATCTTAAGGAAACTCCGGGGGCTATTGTAGTTACCTTGGACGGCAATGCGACTAAGGAGATCCTATCTCCTAGTGTTGTAAGCATGATTGCAAATGTGTTTGGGTCTACTGTTCCCGGATCGGCACCTTGGATGCAGCTTCTTGTTGTTATCCTGCCCTTCTTGTCTAGTAGATTCCGTAAGCACACAGTCACGGCTGTCAAGCGGATTGTCCCGGGGGTTGAAGGGCCTAACCAAGACGGTAAGATGCCTAACCTAGATGACCTCCGTGAGGCTCTGGTAGACCTAACCAAGGCTGTCACGCTGGCACCCAAAGAATCGCCTGATGTGATTACTCAACAAAAATCTCAACAAGTGAACGGTTGAATTAAAGTAACGAGACTATAATGGATGAGGAGCTAATAACTCCTCATCTTTTTTTATGCAAACAGAATCCTTAAATACACAAGAATACGACATAAATTTTTGGAAAGCCCAAGATGGGTTTCCGGGGTTAGGAAGAAAGCTAAGAATTACCGTAGCTCTTCCAAATCGTGGCGGGTGTGCTTATTACAGGGCTATAGCACCTTACGCAAAATTAGCTCAATTATACCCTAATGTTGTGGAGGTTAGATTTACTGAAAATATCTTAGGTATAGATGAGGAAGCGGCTAAGAAGAATGTCCCAAAATGGAAGGAAGATTGGGACTGGGCGGATATGGATTGGGCTGACATTGTGATGGCAAACAATATTAGCAACTACGGAGGCCCGTACACAGCAAGGGTTTGTGGAAAAACCAAAGAAAAAAATAAAATATTCCACTACGATACCGATGATTTGCTTACTCAACTTTATGAAGGGCATAGATTAGAACAGGTTTACAAATCTGGGCTTTCTGACATTACTAAGTTTATTTACCATAACAGTGATATAGTTACTGTTACCCAACGAAAGTTCCAAGATAGAATCAAGGAATTTATGGGCAGAGGAATATTAGCCGTAATTAAGAATGCTATAGATTATGAATTACCTTGTTGGAATGCTCAAAAAACTTTTGTCCCTAAAGATCGATTTGTCCGCATTGGGTGGGCTGGCGGAATTCACCATGAGGAAGATGTTAAAGAATTCTCTGGGGTTCCACATTTTGTAAATCAGCGAGTAGGAAAAGAAAATGTTCGTTGGGATTTCTATGGCCGTCCACCAGTAGATCCTAACACAGGCCCAGACTGGCAACATGATGTGTGGAAAAACTACGAGCGTATAATTATGTCAGGGTTTCGCGGCAATAAAAATTATACAATCAACCCAGCCCTTCCTACAGATCAATATGGGGTAATGTATAGCCACATGGAGTTGGCTATTGCACCATTACAGATGAATGAGTTTAACGATTCTAAGTCTGAGATCAAGGTTGCAGAGGCAGGAAGATATTCTGTCCCTCTTATCGCATCTAATGTCGGCTGCTACGATGAAACAATCAAAAATGGTAAGACAGGATTCTTGATTCCTCATGACGCTCCGAAGAGCGAGTGGGTATCTGTCCTAAGTAAGGTAATTAAGGATAAAGATATGAGACTTGAAATGGGTAAAAACCTGCATGAGATAACACAAGAATACTTTGATCTGAATAAAGTAGTACACCATAGGCTTACGATGTACAAGAAATTTTATGATTGGAAAAACTCAAAATGATTAGCGTATTAATAAGAACTATTGGTAGACCTAGTTTAAAGGATGCAATACTATCTGCTAAGAGAGAATTTGATAATGTGATAGTAGTTGCTGATGCAGTAGATCTCCCTATTAAAACTTTGCCTAGGGGGGTTACTTACCTCAAAACAGGTATGCGTTATGATAAGTATGGAAGTGCCGCTATCAATATGGGGGCATATGCCTGTTCAACACCCTATTTTTGTCTATTAGACGATGACGATGAGTTTGTTGTAGGTGCTGGCGATTTTATGCGTAGGTCTGTTCAAGCCAATCCTCAAGTTGACATATGGATACCCGGACTAAAATTGAACAATGGAATCGCGTTATGCACGCAACCAGAGCTAGGAGTAGTTCCGGGGAATATAGCTGTTCCAACATACAAAACAGAACTATTATTTATTGTTCCTTTTTATAAAGGAATAGGAGGAAAAGATCCTAATTATACAGATTTTAATCATGTATCAATTTTACACACTCTTGGTAGCAAGGTTAATTGGTACAATCAAATTTTATATCTAGTACGGCCAAAATTAGATGGAACAAATGGGAGGGGCTTATGATTACTTTAATTTGTTCTAATTACAATTCTACTAAATGGATTGATGGGTATTTAGAAAGTGTTAATCAACAATTTTTAGATAAATTTTTTATAGTATTTATAGATGCAAATTCATCTGATGATTCCTTACATAAAATTAAAAATTTTAAATTTAGAGAAGGAATAGAAGTAAAAATACTAGAATATAAAACTAGAGTTGGACTATATGATGCTTGGAATATAGCGATACATAATTCCGAAACTGACTATGTGATGAACTACAATACTGACGATAGACTTTTTCCAGCAGCTTTAACTACCTTGATTGGATATATAAAAAAATATCCAAGTGTAGATATTTTTTATCAAAATGCTTTCATAACTTATTCAGAAAAACATGATAAATTAAGTTCTTTTTATAGTTTTCCTAAAGTGCATGACCATCAGGAGTTATTAAAAGCTTGTTATGGTGGTCCTTTCCCATTACTTAAAAAACAAACAATTAAAGAGTTAGGCGGATTTAACCAAAAATATACTATGTCAGGTGATTATGACATGTGGTTAAGAATATCTAAAGCTGGTAAAAAATTTATGAGAGTTGAGGAATATTTAGGAAGTTATTATTCTAACCCAACAGGTCTTAGCACTAACCCAGAAACTAGAAATAAACAATGGTTAGAAGATTGTGAAATTAGAGAATTAAATAAATGAAAAAACTATATATTTTTGAACCAATGTACTATTATATATTTAAGAGTATAAAATAATTTATATTTATGAATAAATATTCAATAACTATTACTACTTATAAGTATAGATTTGAAACTTGGTTAAAGCCTCTCCTTAACCAAATAAAAAAATTTAGACCAGAAGTAGAAATATTAGTGGCTATTAACGGAGAGCATGAACAAAAATTTGATCAGGATTATAGAAAAAATATTTTACAATTTCTAGCAGATAAAGAAAATGTTTATATAACTATGTACCCTAATTTTAGGGGATTATCTAAGTTATGGAATAATCTACTGATAAATTCTAGTAATCATTTAGTATTATCTTTAAATGATGATATTTCTATAACATCAGACATTTTTTTTAATGAACTAGAATCGTATATGGAAAAGGGGCTTACAATGTTTAAAATAAATTCTAGTTGGAGCCATATATTATTAGATAGAAGAGTTGTAAATGAAGTAGGCTGGTTTGATGAAAGATTATTAAGTATAGGAGAAGAAGACGGTGATTTTGAGTGGAGATTTGGTGAAATAAGTAAAGGAAAGACTATCCCTAATTTATTTTTACATGGAATAATAAATCATGTAGATCATAATAATTGTTTGATAGGTATGAAAAAAGCAAATTCTAAATATTCTAAATTTAATTACGATTTTATTAATAATGAAAAATATACTATTGATAACAGTAATGGTAAAAATTATGGAATAATGAATAAAAATGTTATATGTAAAAATATAACACCAAAACTTCATACAGTAGAACAATTTTATTGGAATAGAAAAGACCAATTATGACATTTACAAAATTAATAAATGTTCAGTTCGTAGAAAATCTAACCGCTTATCCAGATCCTAAAATCTATTCTTTTTATAATAACAAGTATGATTTTCCTGTCAAAGAAAAAATAATGTCTTTATCAAGTGTTACCTTAAATAAAGATAACACTACATTAAAAAAACATAAGAATACAGAAAAAACTCCATTATTTTATTTTATATATAATTTTGATAATTATTACCATTTTGTTTATGATACTCTTCCTTATTTAATAACTTATAGTGAATTAAAAAAAGAATATCCTAATTTAAAATTATTAGTTAATTATCCAAAAGGAACAACTAAATTTAATACTTTTGTTTTGGAGTTTTTTGAGTTATTGAATATTTTTAGTAGTGATTTAATATTAGTAAATGACTCAACAATTTATGAAACATTATTTGTTTCTAAATCATATACTAATAATGAGTTACAAATTCCAGATAATAAAATATATGATTTTTTTTCAAATATGATTCAAGATGTAAAAATTGATAAATCTAATTCTAAAAAAATATATGTTTCAAGAAGATCTCATATTCATGGAAATTATAACAACATAGGAACAGACTATACTCAACGGAGAAAACTAATTAATGAAGATTCTTTAGTTGATTTTCTGGTAAAAAATGGCTATACTGAAGTTTTTACAGAGCTATTAAGTACGACAGAAAAAATAAAATTATTTAAAAATTGTAGTCATGTTATCGGTCCTATAGGGGGAGGACTGTGTAATGTATTATTTTCACAAAAAGAAACAAAGTTATTATGTATTGTTTCCCCAGAATTTTTAACTGTGAATGGTAGATTTGTTCATAGCTTTAAAAATGTAACAACCAAATATTTTTTTGATTGCTCCCATTCCAATACAGAAAAATTAAAAAAAAATATGAGAGTAAGAGTTCTAACAAAAGATGTAGTTGGAGAAATAATAGAAATTTTTGATGATGAAGTATTAGTTATGTTCAGCTATGATAATCTGGCTGGCTGGAATTCAAAAGTGAATTATGAAACTCTTTTAGTTAATAAATCAAGTATATGTCCATTAGATAATGGACTTAATTCAGAATGGAAAATAAATTTAGAAACTTTCAAGGAGGTTTTTTTTAATTATGAATGTTAACAAAGTTTGTTTCATAATAGCTCATAAATATTTTAGGGGTTATGAATCTTATTTAGAATATTATATAAGCAATATAAAAAAATGCTATCCTGAGGCTTTAACAATTGTTGTCGATAACAATTCATTACATAAGGATGATATCTTTAATAAATTAAGCCATATTGATAATGTTATATTTTTGGATAATAATATACAATCCAAATTTGAGTTGGGAGCATATCAAGTAGGTATCAATTATATTTTAGAAAAAAATTTATTGAATGATTATAAGTATTATATTTTCACTCAAGATACTTTTATTCTAAAAAACAAATACGATTTTAGTAATATGTTTAATAATAACATTTATGCTAGACCTATAAACTCTATGTATGCTGATGGAGAATGTTCCGATGTTGTTATTCCAGTAATGACTAAATTAGGAATGAATGATCATTGGGACAAAATTAATTTTTGTTGGTGTTCTAGTTTTGTAGTAGATTCTATAAAGGTTAAACAACTGTACTCATATCTAACTTCTATAGTAGTTTTAAGAAGATGGGAAAGTTGTGCATCTGAAAGATATCTAGCAAGAATTTTATTTGAATTAAATGAACATAGAGATTGTGGGGCTATTGATGGGAATTGTATAGATTTAACATTAAATCACTATGATACTTGGAATGTAAATGTATATGATAATTTGAAAACTTTTTTTGTTAAAAAAGTTCAACAAAAAACTGAAAATACTAAAGATTTATATTAAAGGAAATAAAAAAATGAAAACATTAACAGAAATTTTTAATAAACATGGAGGAGATAAAGGTTCTTTCTTCTGCCATAAAAATTCAAACCATAATATAGCACATAACTATACTTCCATATATGAAATGTACATGGATCAATTTAGGAATGAACCAATTAATTTATTAGAAATCGGATTATGGTGTCCTTATTTTCCCGGAGCTTCCATAAAAGCATGGTCTGAATATTTTAAAAATTCAAACTATTTTGGAATAGACATTGTTGATTGTACACAAGAAGCATCTGAAAAAATTCACATAGGTATTGTTGATCAGACAAGTGAAGCTGAATTGAAAGCATACATAGACGATAAACCTAAATTTAAATTCATCATTGATGATGGATGCCATGAAGAGCAAGCTATATTAACTTCATTATCAGTTTTATTTCCTAAACTAGAAAATGGAGGTGTTTACTTCATAGAGGATCTTCATGTAGTTAATAGCAGCATAATAAAAAATATGGTTAATGAAGGAAAAATAAAAACTAATAAAATTTCCAAAGAAAGTTGTGATTATATTAATGAAAATATTAAAACTTGTAAATTTGAATTAAATGAAAAATTGTGTATAATAATAAAAAAATAAATGATTAATAAAATAGTAGGAATAGCAGGGGATTCAGCTAGTGGAAAAACAACACTATCAAAGATGTTGTCTAATTCTTTGAAATCATGCACTATTTTAGAATGTGATAGATACCATAAGTGGCCTAGAAAAGATAGTAATTGGAAAAATATAACTCATTTAAATCCTTCTGCAAATTTTTTAGAGCTATTAGAACAAGATTTAAAAGATTTAAAAAATAATAAAATAGTAAGTAGAAGAGATTATGATCATTCTTCCGGGCAGTTTACAGAAGAAAAAATTATATATCCTAATGATATTTTAGTTTGTTGTGGTTTACATTCTTTATATTGTTCTGATTATTTATTTGATTTTAAAATCTACATGAATACTTCTGATGCATTGAAACGCCATTGGAAAATTAATAGGGATGTAACTAAGAGAGGATATTCAGTTGAAAAAGTATTAGAACAGTTAAAAATTAGAAAAGCAGATTACATAAAATACATAGAACCCCAAAAATATAAAGCAGATTTAATAATAAATTTTTTTTCTGATAATGATGCTAATACTATAGATATTAGTAAATGGGATCACACTAGTTTATTTATTTTTATAAAAAGCAGTTTCAATCTCTCATATTTTTTAGAAGCTTTCCCAGACTATAAAAATTATTTTGTAATAGAGAATTGTTTTTTATACAATAAAATTTTATTTAAAAATAGATTAGCGTCTACGGAATATTATGCTTTTTTAACACATTTAATTTTAACTTTGATAAATGAATAATTCACTAATGTTTGATTTTATAAAATTTAACAAAAAAATGTCCAAATTTGTAGTTGGTGCAGAAGGTAATATTTCTTGGAAGTTTAATGATACTAATTTTGTTATTAAGTGCAGTGGGTATAAACTTTCAGAAATTACCGAAGAATCTTTAGTAATTTGTGATCTAAATGATTCTTTAAAAAAATTTGAAAATAATAAACGACCTAGTATAGAAGTTGGCTTTCATTCTTGGTTATTAAAAAATACTAAATTCAAAGTTATAGCGCATACACACCCTACAAATGTAATGAAAATATTGTGTTCTGAAAAAAATACTAATATTTTTTCATCAAAAAGAATGTTCCCAGATCAGGTTGTGTTTAATGGAAAAAAATCATGCGTTGTTCCTTACGCAAATCCGGGTAAAGATTTGTTTGAGCAAATATGTTTTCAAGTAACAAAATATGAACAAGAAAATAATGAATTTCCTAGATTAATTTTGTTGCAAAATCACGGTATCATCTGTTGTGCTAATAGTTTTTCTGAAGCTATTACAATTACTGAAATATGTGATAAATCAGCAGAAATTTTTAATGGGGTTATGAGCATGGCAGAATTTCCAACCTTTCTTAATGAAAAACAAATATTAGATTTAGAAAATGATGAAAGAGAAAAATATAGAAAAAATATATGAAACAAACAAAAATAATATATGTTGATATTGATGAAACTATTTGCTTCTATGATGGCGAACGACAGTATGCTTTAGCTATTCCCAATAAAACAAACATCAGTAAGATAAATAAGCTTTATGACGAAGGCAATCGAATTGTCTATTGGACTGCAAGAGGTAGCAGATCTGGCATAGACTGGACTGCTCTTACCAAACAGCAGCTTAGTCAATGGGGAGCCAAATATCATGAGCTATACTGTGACAAGCCGTACTATGATATATTTGTAGAAGACAAAAGTATTAGGATAGAAGAACTATGATCATCGTGTCACATAGAGGCAATCTTGATGGGCCTGATCTAACTCAAGAGAATAGTCCAGCATACATTGACAAGGCAATTCGTGTTGGGTTTGATGTTGAGATCGACCTTAGATGTATTGACAATGAACTATATCTAGGTCATGATTATCCAAACCATCACATCAACTTATCATGGTTATATGATAGACGCGATAGACTTTGGATTCATTGTAAAGATCTTCGAGCAGCTTCTATCATTAATGAGTGCGGAGCGTTTCGTTTTTTTTGCCATGTTTCAGATCCATTTTCTTTAATCCATCCTTACTACCTATGGGTTCACGACATATCATTGATTACGGACTATACATCCTGTATTGTACCACTAATCAGTATGGATGATATCAACAGTTTCAAGCACAAGGATCGCGTAGCTGGAATTTGCACAGATTATACCAATAAACTTAAAGGTATATATCTATGAAGGTTGCCGATAATATTCAGCTTATTATCCCGATGTCTGGAACTGGCAAACGCTTTTTGGATGCAGGATATGACAGACCAAAGCCATTAATTGAAGTAGATGGATTACCAATAATTCACCATGTACTTAATCTTTTTTCGGGAGTTACAGATGTTGTGTTTATTTGTAATAATGATCACTTAAGAAATACCGATATGGAAAAGGTATTGATGACTATATGTCCATTTGGAAAAATAGTTGGTATTGATTCATATAAAAAAGGCCCAGTGTATGCCGTGTTACAGGCGGCTGACCAAATTTCAAAAACCAAGGAAATCATTGTTAGTTATTGTGATTATGGGACATATTGGAATTTTAATAAATTTATAGAAACTGCAAGGGCGAGTAATTATGATGGTTCAATAGCTTGTTACACAGGGTTCCATCCCCATATGTTAGGCTCTGACAACTATGCTTTTTGTAGGGAAAAAAATAAAGAACTGATTGAGATAAAAGAAAAAGAGCCATTTACAAATAATAAAATGAGTGAATATGCTTCAAATGGGACTTACTACTTTAAAAGTGGGCAAATTTTAAAAAAATATTTCAAACAATTAATTGATTTAGACATTAGTTTAAATGGGGAATATTATGTAAGCTTGGTTTATAATTTACTAATTAAAGATGGTTTACGGGTTAATATTTTTGAAATTGAAAATATGTTACAATGGGGAACCCCGTATGATTTAGAAATATATAAAGGGTGGTCGAAATATTTCAATAATATTAAAAAACAAATCAAGCGCAGCCATTGCCCTAAAAACACCACTTTAGTTTTGCCAATGTCAGGCAAGGGAAGTAGGTTTTCTGAAGTAGGATACGATGTCCCAAAACCCCTCCTTCCTATTAATCAAAATGTGATGGTAGTGGAAGCTGTCAAATGTTTACCTACAACCGACAATAAAATATTTATTTGTCTTGAAGAACATATTAAGAATTTTTCAATAGATACTATATTGAAAAATAACTTCAGTTGTAAAATTGTCTCGATTCAATCAGTAACACAGGGACAAGCTTGTACCTGTGAATTAGGAATTAAAAACGAAAACATTAATTTAGAAGACCCAATTTTGATTTCAGCTTGTGATAACACAATGTATTTTGATGCTGAAAAAGTTCAAAAATTGTTGGATGATGAAAATATTGATGTTATTGTATGGTCATTTAGAAATAATCAATCAAGCAAACTTAGTCCTAACTCCTATGCGTGGTTAGAAGTAGATGATAATGATAATATAAAAAATGTTTCCTGTAAAAAATTTATATATGATGATCCATTGAAACATCATGCAATAATTGGAACTATGTTTTTTAGAAAAGCTAAATTTTTTTTAGATGGCTTGTATAAAAATTATCAATCAAAAATAACAACAAACAGTGAATATTATGTTGATGATGTTTTGAACCAAAATATAAAAAGTGGTCTAGTTGTAAAAGTGTTTGAAGTTGAAAATTATATTTGTTGGGGAACACCTAACGATTACCAAACTTATACCTACTGGAACGAATACTTTGTTAAATCTAATAAATATTAATGGATCTTTTTTGTTGTTTGATGATCTTCAAGGTATTCATATTTCTGAATATTATAATTATTGTATTAAATTATTGTTGGATGAGATGAGAAAATGTAATAGTAAAATTAATATCATATTTGGAAATTTAAATTTTGATTTTAAAAATGACAACAAGGTTATAAGAATAGATGTTCAATACGAACATACTTTAGTTTTAGAAGGAGGTAGATCTGTAGAAGAAAAAATAACAGGCAACATTTTTACTTCTGATAATGAAAAAAAATACCTTGTCAGGATCCCAAATTTTAATTATTATAATTCCCTAGATCATGTTATAGAATATAGTAATCCAAACATTATTAATTGTGAGGAGTGCCCTACAGAAAAAATTAAATCTTATTCTAAAAAATGTAAATACATTTCTCCATTGATTTATGATGATGTAAATTTAGTTAACTCTGGAAGACATAGAAGTATCAGTTTATTTTCAAGAAATTCAAGTCAGAGAAGAGAATTTTTATTAGATAAATTAAATATAAAAAATTTCGATAATGTGTTTTCAAAAAATGACCTTAAAAATTTATATGGTCAAACTAAGATAATGGTTAATATTCATCAAACAGATCACCATCATACATTTGAAGAATTGAGAGTCTTACCAGCATTATTAAATGGGGTAATAGTAATATCTGAAGATGTACCATTAAAAAAATCAATACCTTATCACGAACATATAATTTGGTGCGACTATAATAATATTATAAAAACCTTAAACGAAGTAACTCAGCAATATGAGAAATTTTACAATTTGATTTTTACGAAAAATTTTATTGAATTAACAAATTATATGAAAAAAAATAATGTTAAAAACATTTCTTCTATTATTAACTATTAGGAATAATTAATTATGAAAATTCATGGTAATGTTGTTTTAAAGAATGAAAGTTTATTGCTGACTCAAATCTTACCTCAATGGAATAAATATCCCATAGACGAGTGGATTATTTATGATGATAATTCAACTGATGATTCTATAGAATTAATAAAAAAAACAATATCTAGCAAGGTGACTGTCATCAACGATAAAAGATCAGGGGAATTTAATGAAACCTATTGTAGAGATAGAATGTTAGAGTATAGCCGTAAAGAAAATGCGGATATCGTAATTGCTTTGGATGCAGATGAAGTATTATCTACTAATTTTGTTGAAATTTTTAACGAATTAATGAAAGAACATCTTAAATATGATATTCATTATTTTTGGTATAACCTTGTTGATGATGTAAATCATTATCGTCAAGATCCTAGTTATATCAATAATTATAAATCTTTCATAATGCCAGTTAAAAAAACAGGATCGTTTAAGGAATATCCGCAAATAAATATTCATTGTCCTAGGACAGCCCCAATAGGTTTACCAAAGCTTGGAACAAGCCAGTTTGGATTATTACATTTTCAAAGTATAAATGTAAAATTTTATGCGTTAAAACAGCTTTGGTACAAACATTGGGAACATATTGGATTGGGACAATCTGTACATAATATTAACAAAAAATATGACTCAGTTGTTAATGATTTAAATTTTAATAAAACTAAAATAGATCCAGCTTTGGTTAAAGATATATCATTCGATAAAACAATTTATGATTCTTTACTAAAAATTAAACAATATGAAAAATATATTGCTGATAATAAAAATGAAGATTTGATAACTTTTGGAAAACAATATCTGTGACACTAAAAAAAGATAAAAAAACAATATGAAAAAGAAAATTTTAATTTGCGGGGCTGGTGGATTCATCGGAAGTCATTTAGCTAAAAAATTATTGGCTAGTGGTCACATTCTTGTTTGTGTTGATATAAAACCATTTAATGAATGGTTTCAATTTCACGACAAAACAACTAATTATGTTTTGGATTTAACAAAACAATCAAGCTGGGATACTTTATCACAATATTGTTTTGATGAGGTATATCAACTTGCTGCTGATATGGGTGGAGCAGGGTATATTTTTACAGGGGAAAATGATGCAAATGTAATGCATAACTCTGCCCTAATTAACCTTTTGTGTGTTGAATATTGTACAAAAACAAAAGTTAAGAAAGTGTTCTACTCATCGTCAGCCTGTATGTACCCTGCATACAATCAAGAGGATCCAACCAATCCTAACTGTAAGGAAGAGTCAGCATACCCAGCAGCCCCAGATTCAGAATATGGGTGGGAGAAGCTATTTAGCGAACGCCTGTATTTAGCTTTTGCTCGTAATCATGGCTTGCAAGTCAGAATCGCTAGATTCCATAATATCTTTGGGCCAGAGGGCACTTGGCAAGGTGGAAAGGAAAAAGCTCCTGCCGCTGTATGTAGAAAAGTTGCAGAAGCTGTAGATGGCACAAGCATCGAGATATGGGGAGATGGTATACAGACTAGATCTTTCTTGTACATTGATGAGTGTGTAGAAGGTGTGTTGCGTCTAATGGAATCTGAGGTTACAGGGCCTGTAAACATTGGATCTGATGAAATGATAAGTATTAATGATTTAGCCAAAATGGTAATAGGCATATCAGGTAAGACTTTATCAATTAAAAACATACCGGGGCCACAAGGTGTACGGGGTAGAAATAGTGATAACACCTTAATTCACAAGGAGTTAGGTTGGAAACCGACACAACCTCTAATTGAAGGCATGAAAAAAACATATAGTTGGGTGAACACACAGGTGAAGTCCCGTATATAACTTTGGGACCGTCATAGTTCAACCCTGAATAGGGTAGGGTAGGGAGAGAGGATCGTGCGCTCTTCCTACCTTTTTATTTAAATATGGACTATTATTCTATATACTGAAGAGGTAAAGTATTACTATGGCATCAGATCCGAGATTTGACAGAGATATTATTGTAATAATGTTTGATGATGTGTCCGCTCGTAAGTTTAAATTATTTAATGATGGGCAGCAGGCACTTTATGGGGGAACTGTATTTAATACCCCAAATATGGACGCGGAGTGGGTTAGACGGGGTAAAGCTTTCCCTTGTGTCGTTCACCCTATTTGTACAACCACAAGAGCTAGTTTTTTAACTGGTAGGCATGCTTTTAAGATCGGAACTATGCAATTAGTAGATGAGGGGTCTGTATTTCAAGCCCCAAGTTCAATTTCAACTCTTTTCGAACACAGGGGATATAACGCAAATCAGGAAGGTACTGCTTGGTATTTGGGAAAATATGCAAGCACGCTGCAATTAGACACATCTAGTGATGACACGAACATTTTAACTCTTCCTAGATACTTAAAAGATAATTTGGGCTATAAAACGGGAATGTTCGGTAAAAGCCATACAGCCCCTGCGTATAGGTACTTACACAATAATAACTTAGGTTTTAATTATTTTAAAGGCACAATGCATAATAATCAGGCCCCTACTGATTCTTCCTCTTTTAATTTTGTAACTTGGGGGTCGCCTTATTTAGGAAATTATGCTACTGTTGCTGCAAGTGGTGTTGCTAGCGCGATTGAAGCTGGAGTAACTTATCCTGCTGGATTAACAGCGTACCCTTGGATTACGCCTTATACAGGTTCTGCAACTGGTTACGGCTTAAGTGGAAAAACTCAATATAGCTACGAAGATGTAGAATCCTTTGATGATGGCACATATACAGTGACTTATGTTTCAGGAACATTCCAAGAAGCGGATATATCAAATGCATACAGTTCTTATTTGCCTTTGGGGTATGTGCCATCGACGGTTAAGTTCACTCCAGTAGCATCGCATACAAACATTCCTGATGTTTATGCAAAGTGTGAAAATTTTAATTCCACGAATTCATACAATGGGGTTCCTACAAGCGCCACATTCCCTTCTCGTGGTAAAAAGTTAGGGTATGATCAATATTCAAACTGGGCAGGGAGATGTATACAAGACGGGATTGAATGGATAAAAGATAGACAAAGTGCGGGGGAAAGATATTTTGCTTACATAAACCCTAACGCACCTCACTTGGTTCACCAAATGCCGCCACTTGAGTTACTAACACCTTCATCTCAAGCAAATGTAATTAGTAGGGGCATATTTGCTGGTTATGTTACAAGCTCAGACTTTTCTAACGCATCTTATAAAAATTTCCCTTCTGGCGCATATACAAATGCCGAATCGGGTTATTTTGTAATGGAAGCCTTGGATACGATGCTAGGAGAGCTTTTCCGAACCGTCGATTGGGATAGAACAGATATTTTCATTATTGGGGATAATGGTGATGAATCTACCATGGCAGAGGTTCCCGACTCTGCTGGAAATCAAAATACTAAGAGAAATATTAGACTGCACGGATTGCAAGTTCCTCTACTTGTATTAAGTAACCGTGTAAACACCCCTGCAACATATAGCACTAAACTTGTCACACAAATGGATTTGTTTAATACTATACTTGCAGATTTGCAAACAACTGCGGTACAAGTAACGAGCTTGGATTCGAGTAGTTTCTTTAGAAGTATAACTAGCCCCAATACGGATAATAATGAAAACTCTTACAGGAAATACTGTTTCTTGGAAATTGGAGATGAAACAGGAACATCTGGAACCACTCAATCAAACAGAACCATAGTTCAACTTGATCCTGCTGCAAGTGCGTTTAGCGGCCCCTATCACCAAATAACTACTAGAGAACTCGCCATTAGTGGTAATTATTTTACTCCCTATAGTGCAAACACGGTTAGTGCTGGTTTAATAAATTGGGAATATTCTGGAAGTGGCACGAATCCACTTAGTACAAGCAACCCGCTCCTTCCTCAAGGGGGATTACTTTTTTATACAAATGACGAATTTACTTTAAGTGGTATAGTGCCATCATCATTAAAAAATGCTTTTGACGGCCCATCACCGAATGCGAGGACTGTTTCTGCTTGGAATAAATTTGTGGAGCTATCTGGCTATTATACCCAAGAAACAGGTAGAACATTTAACATATCTACCCTAGAGTTTACATGAACATGGACTTTAATCAATATCAAAAACAAGCCAAGCAGTACGCAATCTACAAGGATGAAGTTATTTACCCTGCGCTAGGTCTTGCCTCGGAGGCGGGAGAAGTGTGTGGGAAAATTAAAAAAATCCTAAGAGACAAGAACGGAGTATACAATACAGAGGAGAGAGAGGTCGTAGCTGCCGAAATAGGCGATGTGCTATGGTATCTCTCTGCTCTAGCATCGGATTTGCACCTTGATTTAAACACCATTGCTCAATCTAACCTAGATAAGTTAGCAGACCGACAATCTAGGAATAAGATCTCTGGGTCTGGAGACAATAGGTAAAATTATGAGAAAATATTTATTAGGTGTAGTTATACTACTTATGGTACTAGCACCCGTCCTAATCTCCCAGATTAGAAGAGGTCGGGTTGTTGAAATAACCCCACAGAGCCATCCAGCCACTACTACAAATGGCTTGGATTATGATTTTGTGGAGTTACAAGGAAGTCAAGATTGTTGGTTCTACTACGGGCAGGATCAAGAGTGTGATCTTAAGTTCCTAAGATTCCCTGCGTACACAGGTACTGCTCCATTACGAGAAGTTAGATTACAATTTAGATGGCACTTGAGTTGGGCGGGTAAGTATGAGAACCTGCATCCCACCCATTTTTGGAACGATCCCGAAAATGAAGTTGGCAATCCCGGAACCATAAACCCTTTGAATGGCCTACCTTGGGGATTTAATTGGTACACTTGGACTTGGGCAACCACAGAGAATGGTAATATGCTAGCCCTATCACAAATCCCAAGCATAACAATAGACGATTGCTTCTACGGATATATTGCTCCCTTTGATGGTGTCTTGGACTTCCAAGGGGATAGCGGAGGTACAGACTTTACAGAATGGAACCTTTGCTTACAACCTGAATATTGGACAGAAGCTGTTTGTATCATACAGCATCCATTCTATCTACAAACCTTTGCAGACCCTGATGGTGTAGTAGAGCTAACATTTAAGTCTGGTGCATTCCCACAGATAGAACATCCTTGGGGCAATGCAGGCATGGCGTATGAATTCTATACTTATTGGGACTTATCATTGGATAAGATCCAGTATGTGACCTACTGAGAAATTTCGCTCGGTGCAGTCCTATTATGGACTACCATGAGAAACTGCACCGAAAACGATGTCAGAGTCAAGAACCCGAAAGATGGTTTTAAGGCCGATTACGAAGGTAGTCGGTCTTCTGCTATTGAATTGTTCTGTACCTCTTGCATGGGTGGGTCACGGGCCGATGCTAGATCGTGCAAGTCCTATGTGTGCCCTCTCTGGCGTTATAGGCCCGGATCAGACAAAGCTGAGGCACCTGCTGGCAACATCCCTTCCAAAACGGAGTATGAGGCTTTGATTGCCAAGATGGAAGCGTCTGATGGTCGTGTTGCACAGGGCAAGCGGTTGGCTGAACTGCGTAAACAGCGCGGAGCCTGATATGGAAGATGCCCTGTGTACTTTTCTTCGAATCGCTAAGATCGAAAGTGAAAAGTCTTTAGCTCCTTACAAGCTCGGATGTGTAATCGCTCGCAAGCGTAGAATATTGGGCAGGGGCTATAATGTATACAAGACTCACCCTACTTTAGGTGTGGGCTATCATGGTTTTTTCCATGCCGAAACAAAAGCTATACAAGACGCTTTGTCTAGGGGCCATGATTTAGAAGGAGCAACAGCGTACATTTACCGTGAGGGTGGGTTACTTGCAAAGCCATGTGTCCATTGCCAAAAGATCCTTAAGAGCTTTGGCATCACGGAATTTGTATACACGCAAGGAATTACTTATGAACCAAATCGAGATTCTGAAGAAGTTAAACAGCGCAGGGTTACTGTCTGAGCGTGAAGTTAACTTAGGCTATGTTGATAGTGGCAGTTATGCCTTGAACAAGGTCATATCTGGCAAGTATAACGGAGGATGGCCTGTTGGGCATATCTCCGAAATCATGGGTGACTCATCTACGGGTAAAACATTATTCTTGACGCACGCATTTGCAGCAGCGCAGAAGAATGGTTGGTTTACCGCCATGTACGACAATGAGTTTTCATACAATGCACCCTTTGCAAAGTCAATGGGTGTCGATCCTGCCAAGCTGATCTACGATGACCCAGAAACCGTGCCTGAGTGCTTTAGCCGCATGGAGATCCTGATCGAGGAGATCCGTAAGCATGATAAGGACACCCCTATCGTAATTGGTTTGGATTCAATGGCAGGCCAGTCAGACAAGGAGTCAGAAAAGAAGATATCCGAGTTTGATAATATGGATGGTGCAGTTAGGGCCAAAGAGATAGGCCAATGCTTGCGCCATATCAATCCTATATTGCGTAAAAACAAAGTAGCCTTGCTTGTAATCAATCAAATAAGAGCTAAACCGGGGGTTATGTATGGTGATCCCACAACTCGCTCTGGCGGCGGCAAGTCTTTGGAATTCTATTGTGGTGTCTGCGTAAGAACCCAATCCAATAAGACTTCAGATGTTCTGCGCGATGATAAGGATAACCCACTTGGTATTAAAGGCAAGATAAAGAATACCAAGAATAAAGTTACAACCCCCTTCCAAGAATGCGACTTTGAGTTGTATTTTAACAAGGGCCTATCTAGATTCTATGGTCTGGAGACTGTAGTGCTGGAATCTGGGCTGATTGAAAAGTCTGGGGCATGGTATACCGAAAAGTCTACGGGTAACAAGTTCCAAGGCGAGGAGAAGCTCATGTCGTATATCCAGTCCTCACAAGGGGTTAAGGATTTCTTGGAAAACAACTAAATTTAAGTAGGCGTAATCACTATTATAAAATACCCACATCGGGTAACTAACCATGAACGAAAAGGATCTTAAAACCATGATTAATCAAGCCTTCAATGACGCTTTTGGATGTCAAACCGAAGAATCGTGCGGAACTGAACAATCGGCACGGCTATATAATGATGCGGAGGACTATCGCCAGAGAACTGGTAAACGCTTCCGCATGACCAAGCAGGAACTAGACCAGTATGGTCAAACGCCTGAAGGCCGTCAACAAGCGTTCCTTGCCCGTCAAACGGCGGGAAAGCTCTGATATCCATCAGTTGCTCTTTCTGAAGGGGGTCTAGATCATACTCTAGACCCCCTCGTTATTTTAAAGGAGGTACATATGTTTAGGGATCCAATACTAATCGAAGAAGAGACAGGGTTGTATGTCACACAAGGCCAGCTTCAGTTTTTCCTGAATCGGCCCAATGGTGAAATTAAATTTGAACACGAAACCATCGAATATCAAGATTGGGATATGATGTGTAAAGTATACAACCTAGTCTATGATATGTCTGAAGAGGATCCCAAAGCAGGATGTATCTACTGGGATTCAGTTAATCAATGTGTGGCTTTTTACTTCCCAAAGGATGGGAAGATCCACAACAAACTAAAGGAATACAAAGTAGACTTAGAATTCGAAGATGATGACGAATATGACTCAAGTAACTGAATTTATAAAGTGGAAGATCTATCATGTACTGAACTGGATCTCCATCACTATGAACATCGTATGCAAGATGTTTGCATATGATTTACAATCGGATCTTGGATTGAACTGGCTTGTGTGGTTGGAGTCTCGCCGTGTTGAGCGAGAGATACGAGCTAGGGAAACTCAAAAGCTAAATAAACAAAAGGAGGCTGAAGAGAAGATGCGATTGGCAAAGGAAGATTTAGAAGATGGGCAGAACATTTCGCAGCAACAATGAGGATAGTTACAAATTCCGTAATCGCAAGAAGATGACGGAAGCTCGTAAGAAACAACGCCAGCACAAGCGGCACAAAGACAACGAGCAAATCAGAAACGAAGGAAACTACAAGGAATTTTATACAGATGACCAAGAACGATTTGGACGCAATCAGGGTATTAAATAATCCATTCTGGAATACCCCGATTGATTTTAAGATTACAACATATGATATGCCCATTTACGCAGACCAACTGATGTACTGGGCAGAATTATTTGGAGATAGATATGGTAACGAACTACAAATTAAAGAAATCCCCCGTTGAACCAAACCGTATCCGCAAAGTAGTCAAGCAATTGATGCAGGATTCCACGGATGACCGTAAACTTGCATTGGATGCTTATACGAAGTTCAAGCGTGATGCGGACGATGAAGCATTGGATATGCAGCTTAGAACCAATGCTCAAAAGTTAATGGTCGAGTCATTAAAGCTGGCTCAATCATCCAAGGTGTCTGTTGCCAAGCTAATGGATTTGCTGGTCAAGTACGAAATCCACAATTCAACAGTGCAAGACTCGTCAAATCCAAATAAGAAGGAAGAAGTAGACTTTTTCGAGGAAGACTGATGACATCATCAATAGAAAACTACAGAGTTGTTTTGGAGCCTTTACGCAAGGTTGTCTTCATTAGGTGTTTATCGCCTGAAGACGATCTTGCGTTATTTAATAAAATAGCGAATGCAATAGGCAAGAAGACAAGGCAATTCTCCATAAAGTCTTATCAGTACAAACTGATCGAGGCTTTGGTAGTTGACTACGGAGATATCCTAGCTATTCTTTCCCCAGATGAAGAGCCTGCGGTAGTATCTGCATTGTACAATTCTATTACAGAGTTGTATCCTCACTACAAACTAGAAATAGTTTGCATGAAACTTAACTTATTGAATCATATAAAGAATAGGGTCAATAAGATTGAGGAGGAAGTCAATCTTTTAAATTTGGAAGAGGATGAAGTTAGAACTGCCCCCATGGATGCATTGGACAGCGAAGTATGCAACATAATGGCAGGGGAAATCGAGAAGACCCGAAAATTCCTCAAGAGACGAATCATAGGGCAAGACCAAGCCATTGATGTGGTCATGGAGACTCTAGAACTCCATATGTCCAACATGGCTGATCATTCGTCACTTTTGTTCGTTGGGCCTACAGGGGTGGGCAAAACCCAGCTTGCCAAGTTATTAGCAGAGAGATATGGCAATAAGTTCTTCAAGGTAGACTGTGGGACTTTAAGTGACAAACACGAGAAGTCAAGCCTAACAGGATCACCCCCCGGATATATTGGATCAAACGAAAAGAGCCTTTTGTATGAAAAGTCTAAGGAGTCAAACAAGTGGGTGATCTGCTTTGACGAGATAGAAAAGACTTCGGATAAAATGTATGATGCCTTAATGAATCTCATGGATGAAGGAACTATCATGGATTCACAGGGCCATCTTTGTGATTTCAGCAAGTCCATATTTATCTTCACATCAAATTTAGGTATGACCGAAATTAAGTATGGTAAAGATATTGGGTTTGGCTCCAAGGATAAAACCTTTGATGAGCAGAAGTTTAAAATAACTGAAGCGGTCGAACGGCATTTTAAACCTGAGTTTGTAAACCGCATAGATGATATTGTTATCTTTAATTCTCTGACCAAGGAGAATGTCAGGGAGATAGCTGCCTTGGAATTAAAGTCCCTACCTGTCAGTAAAAACAAGGCTATCCTAGACTTTATTGTGGATAATGGGTACTCCCATAAATACGGGGCTAGAAATATTAAACGCTTTATTCGCAAGAACATAGCTAAAAAGATAGCACAAGTAATAATTGCAGGAAAAGTTCCTGAGAATACTAAATATTATAAGATGGATGTGATAGGCGGAAACCCTGTCATTATTAATGCCATTGATTTTAAGTTAAAATCGGAGAAGTCTGAACAATGATATACCAAAGAATACATGACCTTCTTTTATCTGAGGGGATTAAAAGATACAAAAGGGTGTACAAAGCAAGTTTAAAAAAACCCGAAGATGACTCTCTTTATGCAGCATCACAAAGGGCTGGTAAAAAGTATGTAGGTTCCGTGGAGCGTAGAATGAGTAAAAGAGGTCAAACTGGCTCAGAATATACTAGAGCAGCAATAGAAGCGGAAAGAGCTGGTAGAGCAGCATCTGAAAGGAGACAATGATTATGAATACATATGAAAGAATAGCACAGTTAATTTATGAATCACTTTCAATAGATGAAGGTAGTCGAGGTGAAAAAAGAACAGCCAGACAAGAGGCTGCAAAAAGAAAAGGAAAAGGGCCAAAAGGAGAAGCACCAGCACGGCCTGTATCACAGCAGACATTACGATTAGCATATAGAGGAAACAAAGGAGAAGGTGCTCCAACAGAGCGTATGTCACCTAGGCAAGAAGGTCAAAAAGGTATGGATAGATACATACGAGGAATTAAAAGCAGACCAGCTTCAAGCTACCCAAAAAGTTAATTACTAAAATTAAATCTAAAAGTCAAGGGGCACCATTTTGTTGACGGTAACAAGATGGTGTTCTTTTTTATTGGGGTGGTTTAAAAAAGTCAAGGGTAGGTGCTATTATGTTAGACCGAACACGCGCTCGTAGCTCAGTTGGTTAGAGCAGAGTTCTTATAAAGCTAAGGTCGATGGTTCAAATCCATCCGAGCGCACCAATCAGGTAGGAAGAGTCAAACCGTAAGGCTGACTGACAGAACTCACTTCCTACCACTTCTTTCACAACATGGCCTAGTAGACCAATGGCAGAGTCAACAGACTTAAAATCTGTCAAGTGTGGGTTCGACTCCCACCTAGGCTACCAATACACGCGCTCGTAGCTCAGTTGGATAGAGCATTTGATTTCTAATCAAACGGCCACAGGTTCAAATCCTGTCGAGCGTACCATGCAAGTATCGTATAAGGGTATTACCTCAG